CGATCTTTTATTACTTGTCAAAATGTTTATCACCGTAATGTTTGTTGCCTATGCAGTGGTGTTCTTTTTCGCCGCTATCATAGCTTGGGTTTCAAAACCCGAATATAAATTTCCATGTTATATAATCATGTATTTTATATTTAGCAACTTCGTTATGATCCTTGACATCCCTAATTATATCATCAGAATTGATGAATATGTCCAACTTTGCCGCCAAATTGGTTGGAAAACTTGTGTTGAAAATTTCAATCAAGATTTCCCTGTGTATTACATGCCAGTTTGGCTGCATCGTTTACTACATGCCGATGAAGTCACCAATAATTGGTATGGATATGTCATTGGTTTGCCGTTTCTGTATTACGCTCTCACCAGCATGATAAGCTGGAAAAATGCTTTTGTTGTTACAAAAGCTTTTGTCCAAGAGAAAGTCATGGCGTATTCAGGCTTTGAACCGGCTAAGGATTCACCTTGCCAAGCCGAAGTTTGGATATCAAAGGATGGGAAAAATTTCTCATACTCTGGCCAGGGTTTCTTAGTGGGTGATTACTTTATCACTGCTTATCATGTTATTGAGGACTCAACTAAATTCCAGTTGAGAACTCAATTGAGTTATATTGAAGCGGATTCTGATAAATTTGACAATGTGGAAGCTGATGTAGCAATGGTGGTCATGAGCCCGGAGTCACGAAGCAAGCTTGGTATCTCGACTGCAAAGTTGAGATCTCAAACTCCGGATGATGGAACAGCAGCCATGGCCCATATATCAGCTAGAGGTAAGCGATCCATGGGTATGGTAGGTCCTCACTCTTCATTGAGTTTTGTAACTTACACAGGGTCTACCATTCCCGGTTTTTCTGGAGCACCCTACATTTGCAACAAATTAGTATTTGGTATGCATGTAGGTGGAGCAGTCCAAAATATTGGATATGACGCGGCCTACCTAGATTTATTGATTCGGCGACAACAGGAATCTTCAGAAGATTTCTTGTTGAAAGAGATTGAAGCGGGGATTAACTTTGATTTGAAGAGAAGCCCTGTTCAACCAGATGAATACCTACTGGTTATGAAAGGTAGGTATTATGACGTGGATGATCAGTTCTTGAGCAGATTGAGTAAACCTGTGCGTAAAGCAAAGGTTTTATCTATGTTTCAAGATTATGAACCTGAAGCTGAAATGAGTGAGGAAGTGCCATTAGTCCCAAGGGGCTCAATGGTATATACTGACTCGGAAAACATCTTGGAGGACGAATTGCCTGCGAACGTCCTCCCCAGCAAGCAGGCTGTGAATGTGCAGGAAGCTGGTCCATCACCAAAACCAGCTTCTGTTCCCAGCCCAAGCAAGTCCAAGTCTGTCGAAGCGGACTTAGACTGCCTTCTACAGCGCCTGACATCGCGTATGGATGGCCTTATAACGATGCTTGCTCAACAAAACGCAGCTTCAACCTCCACGCCCAAATCCACCAAAGAGTCAAAGCCTCCCACACCCCACCAACGTGTGAGGAAGAGCAAGAAGCTTGCGCGGCAGCTTCAAGAATCTATAGGTACTGGGCCCAAAACTGTGGCGGGAGTGATTTAGAGTGGTTCGAGAGAGAATTCTCGAAGGCTCTATTGGAAATTGACATGCGCTCTACCCCTGGAATATGCTCTCTACAACATTACGGTAGCACGAATGGTCAAATCCTAGGATGGGATGGGACCTCAATGGACCCGGAAAGAGTTCAATTGCTTAAATCAGCAGTAAGATGCAGGTTTAACGACCTTCGACGCGGTGAGGCAGTAGCAGATCCTATAAAGGTATTTGTGAAACCTGAGCCTCACTCAGTTAAGAAACTGGCGGAAGGTCGATACCGCATAATATCAGCGGTATCCTTAGTCGACACAATGGTCGACAGAATTCTTTTTGGTTGGATGGCGAGAAAAGCGCTATCGACCGTTGGGATGACACCCTGCATGTTAGGATGGTCTCCGTTACGAGGAGCTTGGCGAGACCTGAAAAGGTTTTACGCCGGATCCCCAGTGATCTGCACTGATAAATCTGGTTTTGATTGGTCAGTGCAAGGTTATATGGTTGACTTATGGCTCCGTTTTGTAAAAGATCTAGCCAAATGCCATGAACAGTGGTGGTCTGACATGGTAGATTTGAGGTTTAGGTTGCTGTTTGAAGACGCGGTTTTCCAATTTCCTGATGGAAGCCAGGCCAAACAGCAAACTAAAGGAATTATGAAGTCGGGTTGTTTCCTGACTTTGATATTGAACAGCGTGGCGCAAAGTTTAGCGCACTATATAGCAATGTATAGGATGGGTTACCACACAACATTACGCCAACCCCACGCTATGGGTGACGATACAGTTCAGAAGCCTCCCCCTGAACTGGAGAAGTACTTGGAAATCCTTACCAGCTTGGGTTTCCAGATAAAGGGAGGAAAAGTCCAAGATTGGATCGAGTTTTGCGGTTTTTCATATTACTCGACGTGTACCCCATCGTACTGGGACAAACATCTTTTCAATTTACAGTACGGGGACTTAAGATCAAAATTGGGGTCCTATCAGGTTCTGTACGCCAACGAACCAGAAATGTTCCGATTTCTGGAGAGAGTTGCCGTGCAGGTAGATCCAGGGTTAGCGTTATCTGAAGGGATAGCCAAGTCCATCATGAATGGATAGTTACCCGACAGAGCCTACTCTGAAGAAATAATGTGTGTATTTACTAACGTGTGTGAGTGTTGATCGGAAGGGC